TCCGGGGAATGAGGGTTGACTTACATATCCGGTTGGTTTTCGAAGATACTGCATATTAGAAGATGAAAGAGCCGGATATGTTCGGGTACCTTTGAGATAGGCGGGTTGACGATGGCCAAGACCAAGGGAGCACTCAATAAAAGCACAAAGGAACGGCTGTCAGAGCTGCGTAGTCGTATGGCCCTTGGACAGATGGATATTGAGATTCGGGAGGCTATGAGCCTTAACCCTAAACAGTACGACTATTTATTGCAGAAACATGCTGAGACAACCGGAGGCAAGCTATCCAGCACCATGTTTTTTCATGGGTACGAGCTAAGGAAGGCATACCAATACGCGCAGCTTGCAAAGATGGTCAAGATGGGTATGTTTGGTGTGGAACATCCGAAGTACGGGCACAATCAACCCAACGGAAAGCCGTATCCGAAATGGGAAATGCCTCCCAACCATGCCAATGTGGTGGCTGCTATCAGGGCTATGGTGGCATTAGATCGAGATCGGGTAGAGATGGGTATCAGGCTTGGGGCGCTGGACGCAGCACCGACGGACCTTCGGGTCACGATTCGGTCGCTTGAGGACATGACTGACGCAGAGTTGGAGTTGGAGGCCCTGACGGCAGCCCGCGAGCTGGCCAAGGTGGTTGGCGTTGGGGAGCGCAAGATTCTGGAGCTGTTGGCATCCGGGGAGGAGTTCCAGATGCTGGACGCGAGGCTGGAGGGTCCTGAACCGGAAGGCGGGGACTCGGGCTGGACAAGCGGGCTTGGTGGCAACGGGAAGCAGCGCGGCTCCCTGGCTTCCGCCGTGCCGTCCCTGGGACCTGGTGCACCCATCGATCCATCTACTAGATCAGGGTCTAGCACGGCGGATGCTGGTGGCCCTGCCGGGGAAGGGCAGAGCGGGGACGAAACTGAATGACCAGCCCGGTCCTGGCGGAGTCCTTCCAGATCCCTGTCGCGGACCCGCTTCTCACAGTACGTGGGTGCCAGCGGCCGATTCTGTGGCACCCACCCACATGGAACGTGGAGGTTTTCGATGCCCGATGAGCTGGTGCTGACTCCTGATCTGTCTGGACCGCGTAAGGCACCCCGACAGGCCTTGGTAGACGCCTTGGTTGCCAGTCCTGACCAGCTGGTCGCCCTCATGCGGGAGCTGGAGCCGTCTGTAATGGAGCGGGTGGTCTCCCAGGCGTTCTATCGGGCGATCTCCGATGAGACACGGGCGGCGGTCAAGCCCGTGATCCTACAGATGGTGGCAGACGAGGCTCCAGGGCGGGTCACGTTGGCGCTGGACAAGGCTTCTGAGAACTATGAGTGGAAGAGGAAGAGTGGAGGCTGCTATCACTCGCTGTTGGATGTGGCTCGCCTGGAGTTGATGAAGTCGGTTGTCGCTCAGATCCAGGAAAGGGCTGCTGAGATGGGCGCCAAGATCGCTTGTCGGATGCAGTTGGTGATGCGTCCGGGTTGCGACGAGGAAGACTCGGATGCCTGAGCACGCTGTAGAGGTCTTCCAGGCGGCGGTGTGGTACTTCTTTCTTGGGGTCCTCTTCATCACCCTGCTTGTAGTCTGCGAGGCAGCCACGATCATCCACCGTGGTCTGGACTGGGCGGACCCGTATATCCGGGAAGCTTGCTGTCAACCAAGCACCCGACCCGACCGGCGACAAGGGCCAAAACACACTATGAGGGGCCAGACCCCGATATTTTCCTGCCAAGGTCGCTCCAGGGGACACACAACGTGGAGGCTGAACGGTTGGGAACAGGGAAGCTGACAGGCGACCAAGCCTCTCCAGGAACCGACTGGGAGACGGTGGACTGCCCGAGGCTTCGGGCCCGCCTGACCCTGTCTTCCTGCGTCGAATTCTACCACCGGCGGCCTGACTGTCGGGACTGCCCGATCGGGGAGCGAAGGGAGCGGTCCCGTGGTGTCGTCCCGGACCTGGCCAGGGAGCCTGTCCGGGAGACAAGGAAGTGCGCGAACCCGTCCTGCTCGTCCAGGATCGTTGTGGCTACGGGGAAGAGCCGGAACCAGCGTCCTGTTCGCTACTGTACACGGGAGTGCATGCTGGCAGTGGACCGGGTTAGGGCCAGGGTGTGCCATCTGCGGAAGAGGGGACGGCTGCAGGAGGCATCGGATCTGCAGCTGTGGCTGGACGACCGCATCACGGAGGCCGGGTGGTCTGTGACACATCAGCGGATCGTTTTGGGCAAGAGGCTCCCCAAGAAGAGGGAGGTGTTGTCCGGGTGCGTGGTGAGGCTTGACGGGGTGGCAGTCAGCGTGTTCGGGGAGCCTCTGGGTGGACCTGGGCTGTGGACAGCGGACCAGGTGTGGCAGGGGCTAGGGCTTTCCTCTCGGGAAGAGCTGGAGGCGCTGAGGGACGACGCACGGATGCGCGGGCTGGTTGGGAAGGCCGACGTTCGGGAGCTGGAGGGTGAGTGGCTGTACCCAGAGCCAACGGTCTGGAAACTTGGGTTGCTGCTCGGGGCAGTGTCCGCGGGAGACGCACTCGCCCTGGCAGCCTCCCGGGTCTGTCTTGAGGTTGATTTGTTGAAAAGGCAGTTCAGAGAAGTAGGACTGGACAAGCAACCAGGAGAATGAGATGGTTGACAAGCAACAGGACAAGACGTTGAACACTCTTATCAAGGTGATGGTGGTACTCAGCTTGATCAGCGTTATATTGAGTGTCTTTCTGGTTGTGACCGGAAAGACCCACCGCAACGAGCAGTGCCAGAGGTCTGACGCACTGTTCGCTGTACCTACGGACCCGAAGCCAGCCCTGGTGTGCCGTCCAGGTGAGTGTGAGCCAGGGTGCTGGGCGAAGCGCCAGGCAGAGCTGGACAGGAAGAACCCGGGACCCGACGGAAAGATGATGTACGCTCTGTCGTGTGACGCGTGCTTCTTCTGCTATACGGTGGACGGGTACGACCCGAGGGCAAAGCCAGGCACGGTGCTGAGGACGACAGATGATTGACGAACAGATGACTGACGACGACAACCTCTACCGCGGACCATCGGACATCAGGGAAGGGTGCTGCCCGCAGTGCTCCAGGGAGAAGGGTCAGGACTGCCTTGGACCCGACCTGTTCGACGCGGGACCGTTCTACCACAGGGCTCGGTTTGGTGCGGTGGGGACGGAACCCGAGGACATGGACGGGGGAGCCATGACGTTTTTTGACGATGAGGAGGATGCCTTCGTGCTTTGGGAAAAGTCGATGGCTATGTGAGGATGTGAATGGAATCGAGAAGCACCCGCAAGCGGCCTATGTGGAACCTGGTGGCTCCGGCCGTCACCCCACGGAAGACGTTGGCCCAGATGAAGGCATGGGGCCACCAGCGTTTCGATCGGCTCTGGCTAGAGGGCTGGATGACCCGGGAAGAGGCGTACGTGTGGCTGGCCAGTGCGCTTGGTGTGTCAGAGTCGGATGTGCACTTCTCGATGCTCGACGAAGATGGCTGCGGACGGGCCCTTTCGGCTGTCCGGCGCAAGCTGAAGCACCTTCGCCAGCGGTGCAAGAAAATAGAGACAACAGATGGCTGACAAGCGCTATCCCTTCGGCATGTACTCCCGAGGGGCCAAGGTGCGTGTCCACTACCGGAGGGAGTGCCGCCAGGGTACGCTGGAGCTGCACCCGCTTCCCCACGGGGCTACCGGCAGGGTCGTGCTCCAGGCTCATGGAAGGGGACCCAGGAATGTGCTTGTTGGGTTGGACGGTGGCGGGTTCCTGGTGGTTCCAAGGGGGAATGTACGGAAGCAGCCAGAAGAACAGGGAACTACATGACCAAGGCCATGGTCGTCGCAAGGACTCTGCCACGTCTGACGAGGGCGCAGCACGAGATCCTCCGTAGGAGGCGGGCTGCGGAGAGGGCGCTCCGGGTGGAGAAGGGACGGTCAGATCCGGAGTGGTGGCTTCGGTACTACCTGCCGCACCTGTTCCCGTCCTCGTTCGGGGAGCACCACAAGCGGATTATCGCGGACTTCTGTGAGATGGTCGGACAGGCCGAGAAGGCCTCTAGGAGGTCTGGCGAGTACGTCGGACCGGACGGGGACGATGACGGGGACGGCGAGGACCTGACGGAGGAGGAGTGGGCGCAGATTGCCGAAGCTGAGGCGGGCCGTGTGGCCTTTGCCGCAGCCTACGCGTGCCCGAGAGAGTCTGGCAAGTCAACGGTCATTGATGGTCTGATCCTGTGGTGCGTCTGCAACTCTTTACGGCACTTCGTGTTTATCGTAAGTGACATCATCGACCAAGCAGAGGAGCACATCGCTACCTTGAAGGCGGAGCTGGAGGACAACGAGCGCGTCCAGGACGACTACGGGGAGCTGGCCCGGGGAGGGACGTGGCAGAAGCGGGAGGCATACACGGCCAACGGCATCAGGCTCAAGGCGTACGGGACAGAGACGAGGATGCGGGGGAGCAGGTTCGGGGGATACCGGCCCGACCTCGCCATCGTGGACGACGCCGAGAACGACGAGCAGGCAGCCACGGAGGCGGGTAGGAAGAAGAGGTGGGACTGGCTGACCAAGGTCCTGTTGAATGCACTGGACTCGGACCATGGTGTCTGCGTAATGCTCGGGACCATTCTGCACAATGATTCGATGCTGGCGAGGGCAACCGGGAAGGACTGGCTCATTTCCTGGAGGAAGGGCGTTTATCGGGCCATGCAGCACATTGGGGGGAAGCTGCGGGCACTCTGGCCCCAGAGGTGGCCGGTGCCCAAGCTGCTGGAGAAGCGGAAGATTGTTGGACCGGTTGCATTCGCCGCGGAGTTCCAGAACGAGCCTACGGCGGACGAGACAGCCATTGTGCCCAAGTGGCAGCTGGACAGGGCCAAGGAGAACGGACGGGGGCTCCGGTTCGCCGAGGACTGGGAGGGGGTACTGGAGCACCTTGGAGGGAGGCTGCCGCTTGCTGTGTTTCAGGCGTGGGACTTCGGGTGGTTCTCTGATGGCGCGGCCAAGGCAGCGGAGAAAGACACGAACTACACGGTCGGGATCGCGTGGGCTGTCGACGTCAACCGGCACGTTCACGTCCTGAGGATCAGGAGGGTACGCGGGATCACGGCTCCACGGACGGTTGTGCTGCTCAAGGAGGAGGCCGCCCTGATACGACCGGACGACGAGGACGAGGAGGTGGTCTTTCGCGTCGGGGTGGAGTCGGTGGGGCTCCAGCGGGAGCTGTACTTCCATGGGCTCCGCCGGACGTCGGACCTTCCGGTACAGGCGCTGAACACGACGAAGAAAAAGCGCCACCTGCAGAACGGGGTGCCGGGGATCAGCGCCTACTTCGAGAACGACCAGATAACCTTCCCCTGGCCAACGGGGGACGACAAGGAGTCGTCGGAGCAGAGGGCCCTGGTCGAGGTCGTCTGCAACGAGGTGTGGGGCTATGGGAAGGAGGCGCACGACGACTCGGTGATGTCGCTCTGGTTCCTGATGCGGTTGACACGGGCTTTCCTGGCACGGCTCGACGCGAGGCTCAGGAGTATGGTACCCCTGAACGACGGGGAAGAGGATGCGGGGGACGGGGATGGTAGCGGGGACGACAACGGGTCCTCTGGTGGCAACGGAGCAGACAGCGAGACATGGAACGGGATGACGAGGGAGGAGCAGCTGGCCATGCTGCAGCGGCAGCTCTCAGAGCTGCGTGGAGAGGCGTGATGGACGACAAGGAAGCACCAGGGATCGTCGGACAGGACTCGGAAGGCACCAGGGAACCCGAGCCTCCGTTGTACGTCATCGCCCCCAGTGGCGGCGGAACGGGGTACCGTCAGGGGGTGAAGGCTGCCCTTGTGGCTCCGCGTCCCAAGGAGGCCGACCCTGACGACGGGCTCGGGGACGCACCTGGCAGCGTCGTCGCGATGGTGTCGAACGCCCTCCCGGTGGACCCGTTCCTCTCGTTCTACTGGACGAGGGAGCAAGGGGCGGACGGGAACGTCGACCAGCGGATGGCTATCGAGCCAGTGGAGCGCCTGGACGCCCTGACGTATATCTACGGGGTGTCCTCAATCCTGACGGCCTGTGGTGCAGCCATTGCGAGGAAGGTGGAGGAGAAGGGGCTTGTGGTGGAGGAGGTTGTCAAGGTTGACAAGGAGACACCGGAGGAGCTGAGGCTGATGGTCCAGCGTGAGGGCCGTACGCTGAAGCAGGTGGTCAAGTACCTTGGTGGCTCCGACATGGCGCCCGTGGAGGTCTTGACCAGGGCCAGGCACGACCTGGAGGCCACTGGGATGCGCGTCCTGGAACTTCTACGGGAGCCACCCCCGCACCTGGGCAGGAAGAAGGCGCTGGCTGCCGAGGAGAGCGCACGGGACTCCAGCTCCAGGCCCAGCGTGCTCCGGATGTCCAACGCCGTGATCCCGGGTATCGACGGGAGGGCAGGGATGTCTGGCGTGCTCACCACGACCCCTGCGGCAAAGGCGGAGGAGGAGTGGGTGGACTGGTCGCAGGTGGACTACCGGGGCCGACCTGTCGGGTGCAGGCACGTTGAGAGCCATACGATCCGGATCTGCGGGGTGTCCGATCTGATCCTCGTTCCGGTGTGGCGGTTGGTGGACGGAGACGACAGCGACGAGGACGACCAGAAGGTGATGGGGCTTCCGGTGCCCAGGTACGAGGAGTTCTTCGAGTACCGTCGGTTCCGGTTGTATTTGCACAACAGGGACACGCTGGACGACGTGTATTTCCAGGAGGTTGGGGACCCGCGCATCCTGGACCGCAAGACCGGGGACATGCTCGGAAGCTACGTGGACGGGGACTGGCCGGACCTGGACGCCTACCCGCCGTCAACATGGGCCAACGAGCTGCTGGTAGACAAGCTCTACGAGCCCAACTGGAGCCCGTATGGAGCGCCGTGGTGGTGGTCGGACGCGGAGCTGGTGCTGGCCCTGATTGCAGCGGAGCAGGCGAACCGGGGGAGCATCGAGAACCCGGTGCTGCCTCCGGCAATCATCGCGGCCATCGGGACGGCAAACTGGCTCGCTGTCGACAAGATGATGAAGCGTGCGGACAAGGAACGGGAGGGGGCGCCCGAGAAGCACAACAGGATGATGACGCTCCAGATCACCCCCCCTGGAATGGACGCTGAGGTGCCCGCGGAGGGAGCGGTTCCCCAGGGTGGGTTGGTAGTCCACCAGTTCGATCAGCAGCACAAGGACATGTTCGGGGACTTCACGGACCGGGCACGGAAGTTCGTGAGGGGCAAGCGGGGGCTGAGCAACAAGGCACTCGGCGAGAGCGAGGACGACAGCTACGCCAGCGCAGAGGCGTCCATGATCATGGACGACGAGCAGGTGT